CTTGTATCGCTGCTGCTAACATATTACCTAATTCTCTTGACTGAGCTTCATCTCCTTCAACAGATGAACCAGAAGCATCTACATTAACTACCACGCTTGCTCCTCCCATTTCGTGATTTGGAACGATATTACCGCTAGAGCCTGGAACAAATAATTCTGGGCCTTTCTCTCCAACAATATAAGGAAATCCCCCTGATACTGGCCCTCCTGATGCCTTGTAAATGTCCTTAATGTTTAGGGAAGAACTTCCAGTAGGCCATTTAGCTCCGCTAAGATCCATCATGCCTGAAGCAGCAGAACTAGCAGGAGACTTGTTGCCCCCTATGCCCCTCATACCTAAAGCACCTTGGAAGAAAGTACCTACCCCACCAGGAAGACTTGAAAGACCTATGTTTATCCCATAATTTAATAACGCATTACTAATTTTTCTAAACACATTTGAAGCAACCTCTCCTAATGTCTTCGTTCCATCTATTGCTGCATTAATACCTTCAACTAATCCATCTCTAATAGAGACTCCTATTGAGTCCCACACAGCTTCAAGCTTTCTTTCGGCCTCTGTAAGTTGGGCTGATTTCTGTATTGCAAGTTCTTTTAGTTTTAAGCTCTCGTTATCTGTCACTAACTGCTTTAATTTTTTACTAAGAGTTTTATCCTCGATTTCCTCTATATCACTTAAGACATTTTTGGTTGTCTCCTTTATTTCTATTGCTTGAAGGTCAAATTGTAGTTGTCCTGCTTGATACTGATTTCCACTTGCTGTGGCTTTAGCTATATCTCCTTTTATACCTAGTTGTTTCTCTAGCATATCGTTCTGTCTAGTGTAATCTGTTATCTGCTTATTTAATTCTTTTTCGTAGTCATAAACTACCCTCCTTGTTGCCTGTCTTCTCTTATCTTCTGCGGCTGCCATCTTACCTCCTGCTACCGCATCTATGTTCATTATTTCCGTTTTATATGCCCCACTAAGCTTGTACCCTATGCTTGCATTTTTTAGAAGATCTTTCTTTGCTTTAGATTGCTCAGATCGTATCTTCTCTACCGCAGCCTGATAATCCTTTCCTATATTGCCTATTTTGTCCGCATAAGTACTTCCTAACGACTTTGAATTTTCTATATCTCGTATCTTCTTTTCGGCTGCTAATTGCTCTATTGTAATACTTAGCTTATCTTTTGCATCTGATAAAGCCTGCTTACCTTCTTCACTTTGTTCATATTTAGCTCTAGCCACTTGCTCTTCAAGACCGAGCAATTTGAATAGCCCATCAGCTATACCATCTCCCAAAGTAAATATAGTATTAGCAACCTTAGCTATCTCATTTACTAAATCTAAAATAGTCCCCAAAGTACCTAAAAATGGACCAGACAAAGTTCCTAAAAGTGTTCCTACTGTTGTAGATACTCGATTCCATGAATTACCCAAATCATCAATAGTGCTTTTTATGTTTCTATTGGCTGAAGGCCACGCACCAGTTTGCTTAAACGCCTCCACTTCGAGAAGGTATCTGGCTCTAGTGGCATCCCCTATACGTCTTAGATCGTTTACCTGTTCAGCTAAATTAGCACTTACTTTTACTCCCGATGCTTCTAGTGCTGTCATATCTACTTCTTCTAAAGCCTTTCCTAACTCGTTGGCCTTCATAACTAGATTCTCTAACTGAGTACCTATTGCACTACCCATGATTTGTAGGCCAAACCCAGGCATACCGATCATGTTTCCTAATCCTGCACCTCCTAAACCACCACCAACTGCACCGATTCCCCCACCAAATAACATAGGGAAACCAAAACCAAGCATTAGGTTCTCTGCTTGTTTGGGGTTCATGCCCGTTCTTTCGGCAAATCTGCCTTGTTTTCTCCTGTTTAATCTCTGTGTAGCTCTTTCCCTTCTATCAAATCTTGCGTCACGGGTAAACATCTTTCTTCTTCTCTCATCGTAAGACCACTCTCCTTGCTGTTCCGTAATACCAAGACGCTCTCTCATCTTCTTATTTAATGCGTCTGCTACTGATATTTCCTCTAATCCTTGCTTCTTAAGTTTGGCGTTCTGCCTTGCTATTGCCCTTAATATCTTCTGTCTATCAGTCAAGAGTTTATTAGCTCTCTTCTGACCCGATGTATCTCTGAACCAGTTAGAAAAACCGCTACCAGCTCTGGACATACGGGAGCTTTCTATATTGCGTTCAATACGCTCTGCTAAACCTTCCTTTTGTTTAGGATCAAGACCTCTTGCTATAGCTGCATCTGTAAACCTCTTTGCCTCGGCTGCTTCTCTATCTATGTAAGGGAGATCACGGAATGACGCTGGACGAGATTCGTTATACTTAGAGTAGGGGGATCTCTTTCCTATATCGAATACATCTACGGTTGCACTTTTAGCTGGTTTTAAGAATTCCCTTAACCCTAAACTGTAGCTTTTTCCAGATACAAAACCCTTATTAAGTGGACCGCCATACGAACCAGATACACCTGCGAATGTTCCTACCAGTGTTTCTTTAATTCCTCTGCTGGTATTCCTTGCCGTCTTAAGCAAATTGGACATACCTTTCCCTGTTGCCCCAAAAGCATTTTTTAACCCCCATACTGCTGTCGTTACATCTTTAATATTCGCTCCTACTGCAAATAAGAGCGCAGCCGTACCCGCCGCTAAGAGAGGGTGCGATTGCATCACCTGTCCTACCGCATGAAGAGATATTTGTAAGCCGTTTACTTTATGCTCTACTAAGTTGAACTTATTAGCAATCGCATCGCCAACAACAGGAACCTGCCTTAAGGTTGCCGTAAAATTGTTGGCCTGTTTGGTTAGTGAATTAATAGCTAAAGTACTTGCGGTAAGACCAGCACCACTTACCCCTAAGAGATTTCCAAACCCCAAACCTGGTCTCCAACCTCCTCTTTTTGCGCCTCCGCCTGTACGTGCCAGTGCTCCGCCAGGTTCTCTAACTGCTAAAGCACTCTTAAAGGGAGATAGTTTTCCCTGAGTCTGTGCTTTTCGTAGTTCTTCGTTGTATTTATTTAGTGCCGTAGCAGCTTTATCTATATTTTCTGCTACTTTTCCTGAGTCAGTAACTAGCTGTTTAAAGGCTTTTTCCTCTATTTTTTCTAAACTCTTCTCTATCCTTTTTAAACTTGCGACTATCTGGCCCGTTGCACGTTTTATCGCCTGGTCTTCGACCTTAAATACAATCGTCCTGGTATAATCGGCAGCCACTCCTATCTAGTCCAAGGAACTTAATTTAGTTTACCTTGTTTGTTGTCTAGTAGCAGCAGCTCGTTGAACTTTATCTCTATCTTTTTCTTCTTCTTCTGCCTTTAAAGAAAAATAGGCGGACCATCCTATGATTTCTTCTATTGTCAATTCCCTTGATAATTGAGATAAAGTCATCCCTAGCTCTTTAGCTAGGGAGAACATAAAGTACCAAAGTTTATTCGCTTTTTAAGTCCGCCTTAGCGTTATCGACCTCCTTATCTGTTCCAGATTCAAGCATCGCTAATTGGATTTCTTGTAGAACAGCAGCTTCAACTTCTCTGCGAAGAGCTGCTCTATCTCCATCAGCAAATAATCTTTTACCTTTGTCATCTAAGGCTTTTTGAATCATTAAAGATAGTGCAAAGTCGTTTGCATCATCACTGCCTGTCTTCTTCTGGATGGATTCTCTTTCTGCGATAGTTAAGGGATTCCAGTATACTTGAAGAACTACTTCTCCGTCCTTTACTACTTTGTGTTGATAAAGTTGACTGACTCCGAAGCTGCCCTTTAAGAGTTCTACTGCTCTGGCCATAAATAATGTGGTTGCTAGATTATTACTATACTAGGTACTTGCTGAAAACTGACAAGATATTACACCTAAGAAATGTGATTCCTGATCATTGTCTATAGGACCAGGGCCAACAACATCTAATGTGCGTGGATTACAGGAATACGTATCAACATAGGTTGACTCGTTCACAGCAGTCATTCCTTTTATCACCGATTCACTAATTGCTGCCATTCTTGACGTTCCTTTGCCTTTTGGAACGTAAATATCGCATTGAACAAAACCAGAGTAGAAAGCTGTTGCGGCACCTTGGTTTTGCTTTGTTGCTTGACCAAAATTGACTGAAATTACAACGTATTCAACTGATTTACTCGGAGTCGTAAAAGCCACGTTGTCATACACGACTTTTATTGTGGGTTTGGCCGCTAAAATCTCATCTGTGATGGATTTCTCTAAGGCGGCTCTGACTTTAACTAAGGTCATAATTTAGTGTAACTGATACGCCTTTGAACGGGATTAGTATTAGGTATAACTGTAGAAGATCCACCGAGTCTAATATCTGGTCCTTTATCGGAGAAAAATCTTTCTATCTTGGTTGTCATAGAGTCACCCCCTACACCACCACCTTGTAAATAAGCGTTTATTCTAGACTTTTTAGATACAACTGCATAAGGAGCATATTTTGTTGTATTACCTATAAATACAGGTTTTTCCCGACTAAAAGTAGTGGGTACAGGGTGTCTCTGTTTAATTAAAGGTCTGTAACCAGGAAGTAGCTTTGCATCTCTGCTGTGTCTATATTTTATCTTTTCCCATTCAGTTCCTTTTGGTGTGTCTGTTCTAGCGATTCTGTTAATATCAGCTTTCCAACTAGAAGCGAAAAAACCTGTTAATACTGGGCTAACACCCTT